CCCAAAAGAAAAGCAAGAACATATTCATACCAATAGTTCATGTTCTCTCCTTGATGTCGTAAAACCAATCGTCACCGGCTGACCACTTGCGTGTGCCATCTACTGTCCACAAACGCTGCGCCGCTTGGAAGTCAGGAAACTTCGTCTCACTTGGTATCAGGCTCTGGTCATACCACAGGCAGCGGTTGTTTGGCTGGCAAGCAAACTGGCCGTTGTCTAGCGCAATCCAATTAAACGACTTGTGTTCTTCGGCCTGCTCGGTAAAGCCCGTGTCCAAGTCCATGCCTTCGGCGCAAAAGTCCACCGTGAACAAATAGCGCCCGAAGTGCCACTCTTTGTCTTTGCCGAGGAACTTGACGCCAAGGTTACGCAGGCCGATCTTCTCAATGATCGTGAAGCGGTAACCCATGCAGTCCCACAGCTGTAACGTATCAATGGGCAGATTGCCAGCGTCTTTGTGCCAGACGTAGGCGTGAATTGGCAGCTTGTCGTACAGGGCGCCGTAGTTGGGCAACAGCGACTCGATGCGGAACACTTGGCCACGCAGGGCTTTGAGGCTGACCCAGATGGCAGGCTCTAGTTCGCCATGGCCTTTGTGGTCGTTGTACAAGAACTCGCGCTTAACAAAGCACTTCATGGGCGGCAGTGATGCCACGATATAACTCATGTTTTATCCTTAGTCATTGATTTCTTTCTTTGAAGGTGCGTCTAGTTCGAGGCGGTAATACTTAACGGGCATCTTGGCGTTCTTGTCTAGCTGTTTGCGTAGCCAGTCAATGCCGCCAAGTTCTTGGAAGATCATCATGTGACGATCCGTGAGCCTGATCTGGCGGCCTTTAAGGGGTTCGGGTGGTTTTGGGCGTGGCATTTCTTGTATATCTACCGATTGATTGTTTAACCCAGCAGGACTGGCAGTGCCATTTGTGACCGATGCTGATCCCGCCTTCGGGCGGCTTGTCTGTCTGGCACTTGGCGCAGAGTTTGAATTTGTGCATTATTTTTGAAGTGATATGGGCATGTAGATACACGCCTTGGACTTGCTGTTCTGCACAACAAGAGGGGCGGCTGGCGCGCGCCGTTTGCAGTTCATGCACTTGGCACAAGGCTTAACGGGCGCGCACTTGAGGTAGTTAAAAAGCACGGGCTTTCTCTGGGGGTGGTGAGGGTAGCAACTCAGACGGCGGTGTCCAGCCGTACTTGCGCCAGATGGCTTGCACGTCAGAACCTGTTGTCCACTTGAAGTCTTTCAAGGGGACAGAAGGGTAACTGATTTTAGAGTGGGGTGGCAGTGTCATGGTTGTATTGCTCCTTTGAGTAGTTCTAGTCTCTCCCGCGCAACGCGCAGGGTGTTGTAGCGCTGATGAAGGCGCTGAAGCATGGAGACGCGCTTGGCGCCTTCACGTTCTTCGTTTAGCAGTCTGAGGACTTCTTCCTCTGTCAGACTGCTTAATTTGTTATTCAGGCTGCGCCAGGTGTCGTTCAATTTTTCTCTCCAGTTCGTAGATTTCTTTTTTGCAGTTGGCGTAGGCGCGGGTGCTGGCGTTAAGGTTGCGCTCTCTGATACGCAATTCAGCCTTGGCCGTCTTGAGCTTGGCCTTCCATAAGTCAAGTCTTTTCATTTTTCTCTTTCAATTTGGCTTCTGCCGCGGTAAGTAAATCTTCCCAACCATATTGAGCAGCCGCTAATTCCAGCCGATCCTCATCCGTTAGACCGACCCATTCACGCTTTTCAAAGTGGTACGGCTGGCCAATCTCACGCAAGATTTGTTTGCCAAGGTTGCTGTGCTTCTCGACGTCGTTGAAGGCTTCGTCTTCCTCTTGTGTCCAATCAGTCATCGCGGTGCGTCCTCGTAGTTGTCAGGGTTAAACTTGGGCTGTTTAGTGCCCTTGTCCTTGGGGTTTGGGAATGGTGGGAATGGCCAGTTCATTTAAGTTCCTCCATAGCAATGTCAGATATGGCGCGCTTGTCGTGAAGCGCCGCCCAGATTTTCTCGTCAACCGTTTTATTGGTCAGCATTACATAGCACCACACAGGGTGTTTTTGCCCGCTGCGGTGCAGACGGCCAATGGTCTGCTCGTATAGTTCCAGACTCCACGGCAGTGACAGAAACACCATGTGACAGCCGCCGTGTTGGAGGTTGAGGCCGTGGCCTGCTGACTTCGGATGGACGGCCAGTAGCCTGATCTTTCCAGCATTCCATCGCTCGATGGCGTCTGGGCTGTCAAGGGTTTGCAAACGTCCGAAGCGCCTTGTGAGTTCGGCAAGTTCTTCTTGGTAGTTGTACACAATGATGGTGTTGGCATGCTGGTTCTCGTCTAGTAATTCTTCAAGGCGCTCAAACTTGTGCAGGCCGTACCAGATCGGGCGCTGGGTAGAGTTAAACTTGCCAGGCACATGCGATGGCGTGGTGATCGTGTCGTACACAAAGCCTGACGCCAGTTGTTGCAACTTGCCCGTGACAACAGCCGCGTTGACTGCCGTGATGCCGTCCAGCACGAAGTCCTTTTTCATCTTGTTGTAAGGCGTCAGATCCATGTCGCACTTGACCTCGACAGTATGCAAAGGCGGCAACTTGTCCTTATACTCACCTGCCTCCAAGACAAATGTGGCAGGCTTGATCACGTTCATAACCTTCTCAAGCGAGCCTACACGCGGCGACCATTCGCCAAAGTCCTTGTTGATCAGCACGAAGTATTGCTGCATGAACGCGCCCTTGGAACGGCCAAGCAAAGACTGGTCAACGATCTTGCACTGACCGAAGACGTCTTCAAGGCCATTGCTGGTAAACGAGCCAGTCAGACCCCAGCGTATGCCAATACCGCCGATGACTTTGTCAAGGGCTTTAAACCGCGCGCCGCTTGGGTTCTTCAGTTTTGTCAGTTCGTCAAACACAATGCCGTCAAAACTAGATAGGTCTTGCTCGGCCAGCCACTGCAAATTGTCGTAATTTGTCACAACCATTGGTTCAGTACTGCGCAACACGTCTTCACGGTGCGCGGCCGAGCCTATTGCAACCGAGACACCCCACTGCGGCGCCCATTTGTCACCTTCAATTGGCCACACGTCCGTGCAGACGCGCTTGGGCGCCAGCACCAGCCAGCGTTTGACGTGCCCGTCAGCCAACATGGCGGACATGGCTGTCAGCGTGATGGCAGTCTTACCAGCACCGACAGGCGCCAAGATCATGGCGCGGTCATGCTCGTAGAGAAAGTCAGCGGCTGTCTCTTGATAGGGGCGAAGGTTCATTCCCACGCCTGACAATACTTGTATAAGGCTTTTCGATTTTCTTTGTTTACTTTCGCACGCTCGTTGTCGCGGATTTCTTGTTCCCATTTTGCAAACTGTTCTGGCGTGTACAAAAGACCGCTTAACTTAAGAAACTCATTAAGAAAGCACTCATACTTAGCCATTGTTTCTTTAGGAATAGGTGTGTCAAACCCAGCCTCGATTAACGCGTAACGAATTTCACTTCGATTTAATCCACTCATCAACTTGCTCCTTAGTCCACAAACATGCGTAGTTTTGACGCAACAGCATCATGTCGGTTTCAAATAATTTCTGGAGCGCAGACAGTCTGCCGCCCTTGGTTTTGACTTCCACAAACCATGTCTGCCCATCGGGTAAACACGCAATGCGATCCGCTACACCTTTGCGTCCAGGCGAAGTAAACTTCCAAGTCCTGCCGCCGATGCTTTGCACCGCCCAGTCAAAATAAATTTCAATTTCTTTTTCACGCATGCCGCAAAGTATACATGTAAAAAAGATTTGCACAACAATTATTTTTGTGCTACATTCAAAGCTCATTAACTAAAGGACAGTAAAGTGCAACACTCAAACATCGTAGGCGGCTCAACAGCCAAGCGCGTCATCAACTGCCCAGGCAGTGTGGCGCTGGTGCAAAAGATGCCGCCCAAACCCTCAAGCAAATACGCTGACGAAGGCACACTCCTGCACAACGTCATGGCCGAACTCATCATGAGTGAGGAGCCGCCAGAATATTACATTGGCACACGCTATGAAGATCAAATTCTTACGTTTGAACTGGTGGAAGAAAAGATCCTGCCAGCCCTGCGCGCCCTTGACGTCATCGACCCCGAGCATAAGATGGAGATTGAAGCAGAGACTAGAGTTGGTTTTGGTGATCTGCTTCCTGGGGTTTTTGGTTCTACTGATCTTATTGGCCGCCTTGGTAATCGCGCCGTCGTTCTGGATTGGAAATTCGGTGATGGTGTCATGGTCGAGGTGGAAGAAAACCCACAGTTGATGTTCTACGCCGCAGCCGCCATGCGTACCAAAGAAGCGCAGTGGGCGTTTGAAGGCGTGACTGAGATTGAATGCGTCATTGTGCAGCCACCTGAAGTGCGCCGCTGGGTGACAACGCCTGAGCGCATCGCTAAGTTTGAACTTGAATTGGTGCAAGCAGTTAAGCAAGCAGAAAAGCCTGACGCAAAACTTTCCGTCGGTGACCATTGCCGTTGGTGCGCTGCCAAGCCAATCTGCCCCAAGATGACTGGCGCAGTAGACCGCGCCCTCAAAGTGCAATTAGATAATTTAGACGCGCCCAAGATCAGCGCTTATCTTAAGAACGCTGACATGCTTGAGGACTGGATCAAAGACCTACGCGCCCTTGCATTGCAGATGCTTGAGTCTGGCGCTAAGTTGCCCGAATACAAACTGGTGGCCAAGCGCGCCATCAGATCATGGTCGGATGAGGAGAAAGCGAAAGTCGCTTTGTTCGCATACGGCCTCACAGAATCTGAAGTGATGGAGACTGCTGTCGTCTCCCCTGCGAAGGCCGAGAAGGCGTTGAAGAAACGCAAGATCGGCCTACCAGAAGACCTCGTGGTCGCCATCTCGTCAGGTAACACTTTGGCAAGCGTGGATGATCCACGACCCGAAGTGATGCTCTTGGGCAAACAGTTATCTGCTGCCCTTTCTAAACTCCAGTAAAGGAAAATCATGTCTAGTCTAGTAACCTTCTCTCAAGCAAACTTGCCCGCCGTTTCAACCTTGTCTAGCGCTTTGCGTTCGATCCAAGCCGAAGTCGGCCCAGCCGGTGTTGTCATCCTCAAGATGGACAAAACTGGTCACTGGGTCTTTGGCGCAGATCAAACCGAAGTCGAAGACGACGCTGTTTGGGCTGTCAATCCTTTCTCTTTTGTCCACGGCTTTATTGCTTGGGGCGATGGCGAAGTGTTGGGCGAGAAAATGACCAGCGTCAGCAATCCCTTGCCTGCTTTGGATGAGGCACCCCCTCAAGCCAAGAAGGGCTGGGAGAGCCAAGTTGGTATGTCACTCAAGTGCATCAGCGGCGAAGACAAGGGAATGGAAGCACGCTTCACCACCACGTCAGTGGGCGGCAAGCGCGCAGTTCAAACCTTGGCTGTTGCTCTAGCCGAGCAGGTCGAGAAAGACCAAACTAAGCCAGTGCCAGTCGTGCGTCTGAAAAAAGACCACTACGCTCACAAGTCCTACGGCAAGATTTACACGCCAGTCTTTGAGATTGTCGAGTGGGTCAGCATGGAGGGCGAAGCGCCTGAAGTTAAACCAGAGCCAGAAGCAGCGCCTACACGCCGTCGCCGTAGCGCTTAACTTTCTGAAGCCTCGTGACAGGGGGCTTTGGAAAGGAGACGCCAATGCTTTGGTTAGATTTCGAGACACGCAGTATGTGTGACCTACGCTCTAAGGGCGTGTACAACTACGCGCAGGATGCCAGCACCGATGTGCTGTGCATGTCCTATGCGTTTGATGATGAGGACGTGGTGACGTGGGTGCCATCCCAACCCTTTCCTGAGCGCGTTCGCAACTACACCGGCCAGATCAGGGCGCACAACGCCGCGTTTGAGCGCTTGATCTTTTGGTACGTCTTACAAATAAATTTTAAGTTGGAGCAGTTTTATTGCACTGCAACACAAGCCCGCGCCAACTGCGCGCCGGGCAGTCTTGAGGACGTTGGCCGCTTTGCTGGCGCGTTTATGAAAAAAGATCACAGGGGCGCGCAACTGATCCGCCTCATGTGCGTGCCGCCATTTAAAGACTCGCCTGAACTCATGACCGAGATGATCCAGTACTGTGAGCAAGACGTCAGGGCTATGCGTGCAATCAGTCAGGCCATGCGTGACTTGTCTGACGAGGAACTTACAGACTACCATGTCAACGAGCGCATCAATGATCGCGGCGTGTTGGTCGATGTGCCGCTGTGCCAAGCAGCAGTCAAATTTGCCTCCGATGAACTCATTGAGATCGAGCAGATCGTCAAGGAAGTCACCGGCGGCGCAATCACTAGCGTCAGGTCGCCACGCATGCGTGAGTGGGTGCTTGAGCGCGTGGGTGATGAAGCTAAGAAGTTGATGGAGAAGGATGGCAAGTACTCCATTGACAAAACTGTACGAGCCAATCTTTTACTCATGGAGAACCCCGATGAAGTCCCTGCCGATGTCCAAGAAGTTATCCAATGCGCCGACGACCTCTGGGCGTCGTCTGTGGCAAAGTTCAACCGACTTAGCTGTCTGGCGGATGAGGAGGATCAGAGGGTACGAGGAGCGTTCGTATTTGCTGGCGGTTCAGCAACAGGCCGCGCATCATCCTACGGCGCCCAAGTCCACAACTTCACGCGCAAGTGCGCTGATGAACCAGAAGACGTCAGGCAAGCAATGGTCAGAGGACACGCAATCGTCCCTCGGTATGGAAAGCGCGTTACCGATGTACTTAAGGGAATGCTTAGACCAGCGCTCATCCCTGCAACAGGCAAGCACTTTGTCGTGGCAGACTGGGCGGCCATCGAAGCGCGAGTCAACCCGTGGCTCTCAGGACGAGGCGCCGATAAACTGGAACTATTCCGCACTGGGGAAGACGTCTATAAAGTCAACGCCGCCGCAACCTTTAATGTTCGCGTGGCAGACGTCACCAAAGACCAACGCCAGATCGGCAAGGTTCAAGAGCTTGCCTGCGGATTTGCTGGCGGCGTGGGCGCTTTTGATGCTATGGGTCGGGCTTATGGGATCAGTCTTCCTGAGCCAGTTGCCAAACGCATGGTGGATGGCTGGCGGCGTGCTAATCCTTGGAGCGTACCTTATTGGGCGGCGCTTGAGGAATCCTATACCCGTGCAATGAGAAACAAGGGGCGTGAGTTTAAGGCTGGCCGTATAACATATTTGTTTGACGGCTTGCACCTATGGTATGCCCTACCCTCTGGTCGAATCTTGTGCTACCCCTATGCCAAATTGGAATCGGAGGGCGTCACTTATGCCAAAGCGGCATGGAAGCCTGCGCAAGATGCAAAAGAATGGCCGCGTGCCCGCCTTTGGAAAGGCTTGGCATGTGAAAATGTGACGCAGGCGGTCGCCAATGATCTACTTCGACATTCCCTTAGACAACTCGATGACGTCGTGCTTCATGTGCATGACGAGATCGTTGTCGAAACAGCCGACCCAGAAGCGGCAGAGAATTTAAAACGTGTGATGTGTACAGCGCCAGCGTGGGCAGATGGCTTGCCCTTGGCCGCTGAAGTTGAAACTATGAAAAGGTATGGCAAATGAACTTTCTTGAATTTTTAATTTCTTTAGCTCCAAAGGGTGAGACTGCGCTGATCGTGCGTCAAAAGCCCATGCTCAAAGACGGTGAAATGCAATTCTTCCCTGACGGTGCGATCAAATGCACTTGGCCTGCCATGTTGCCTACCGCACGCACTAAGCCCGACTGGGCAATCTATGGCAACACGGCCAGCTTTATTGTTGACCGATTCAAAGACGGCTATCCAAGCGCCAGCGTAGCGCATTGTGAGTATGTGCTTGTCATGGTGCTGGATGACGTGGGCGACCCTGACAAAGCCCCTAACGTACCGCCGCTAGAGCCAACGTGGAAGATCGAGACTTCGCCTGGTTCATTTCAATGGGGCTATGCTTTCTCTGAGCAACCCACAAAGGCCGATTTTGCCGCCGCCATCAAGTCCATTGCTGAGGCGGGTTACACCGACAAAGGCGCAGTCAACGCCGTGCGTAACTTTCGCTTGCCCGGCTCGATCAACTTAAAGCCTGGTCGCAATAGCTTTGCTGCGAAGCTGGTCGAGTTTGAGCCTAAGCGTGAGTTTACGCTTGAGGAAATTTGCACGGCTTTCAACGTGACGCCCGCGCCCGCTGACTCGGTTGGCGTGCGCCCTATCCGTCTGTCAGACGATGGCGCTGACGATGTGATGGCATGGCTGTCTGGCCACGGTGCGCTACTGTCCAAGCCTAACCATGAAGGCTGGGCTGGCGTGATCTGCCCTAACAATGCGGAGCATACCGATGGCAATCCTGAAGGCCGCTACATGCCAGCTAACCGCGCCTACCGTTGTCTGCATAGCCATTGCATTGACTTTGACTCTAATGCGTTTTTGCAATGGGTGTCAGACCAAGGTGGCCCGAAACATGCCCCAGGTCTTCGAGAGGAATTGCTGACGTTTGCAATGGATCAAGCACTCTCCAAACTTACGCCTAATGAAGCGTACCCTGACGCGGCTGCGGCTATCGTTGCCGAAGTCGAGCGCAAGGAACTAGGCCGCATTGAAAAGGATGGCTGGTGGGAGCGCTTCGCTTACATTCAAGATGACGACGCCTACTTTGACATGCAAGACCGCCGCGAAATCGGGCGCAGTACTTTTAACGCTTTGTTCCGTCACCTTGACTGCAAGTCAATCAACAACGCCAAGCGCAAGATTGAGGCGTCTGTCTGTTTTGATGAGAACCGCCAAGCCAAGGGCGCAAAAACCCTTGTCGGTGTGACCTACGCCCCCGGCGAGACAATCCTTTGCGCCCGTGAGGGTCTGGTGTATGGCAACCGTTGGCGTGACGCTCGCCCAGCCGTAGCCGCTGGTGCTGATCCTACGCCTTGGCTTGAACATGTGGAGCGCATGATCCCTGACGCTATGGAGCGTAACCATGTTTTAGATGTGATGGCCTTTAAAATCCAGCACCCTAACGTCAAGATCAATCACGCCGTGTTGCATGGCGGTCACCCAGGCTCAGGCAAGGACACGATGTGGGCGCCGTTCTTTTGGGCGGTCGGCGGTGACTCGCTTGCCAACGTCAAGAAGCTAGACAATAAGGACTTGTCAACGCCTTGGGGTTATCACCTAGAGTGTGAGGTGCTGATTATCAATGAGCTGCGGCAACCTGAAGCGGCTGACCGCCGCGCCCTTGAGAATAGTCTAAAGCCCGTGATCGCCGCTCCCCCTGAGTTCTTGTCAATTCAGCGTAAGGGTTTAGCACCGTATGAGGCCGTCAACCGTTTGCAAGTGGTCGCCTTTTCTAATGAGCGTATGGCAATCACCATCCCATCTAATGACCGCCGTTGGTTTGTTTTGTGGTCTGACGCGCTTTGCATGGATGCTGACGTGTCATCGCGTTTGTGGGCTTGGTACAAGTCGGGCGGCTTTGCTGCGGTGACGGCTTGGCTTTATGAGCGCAACGTGTCTGCCTTTAACGCCGGTGCTATTCCCCCTATGACTGAGGCTAAAGCCATCATGGTAGAGACCGGCATGAGTGGTGCTGAATCGTTCTTGGTTGAAATGATGAGGGCGCGCATTGGTGAGTTTGCATCCGGCGTAATGGGCGCGCCGTGGCAATCGGTTTGTGACCGCCTGACGGGTCAAGCCCCAACGGGTATGAAACTGCCCGTGGCGGCCTTGTTGCATGCGTTCCGTGAGGCGGGCTGGGTTGACATGGGACTTTTAAAATCGCGCGCCCACACTACTAAAAAGCACGTCTACGCCGCCCCTGACATGGTTAATCGTGGCAAGTCAGAACTGCGCGACATGGTGCAAGTGCTGCCAGACTCTAAAATTGCGCCGCTTGTCAGGCTTGTGAAGTAAGGCAATGCCGCCGCCTACGGCGTCAACATAAAAAAAGCCCGCGTAAAGCGGGCTTGTGAGGTGTGGCAACTGCTTACAGATCGAGGAGAACCGCTAACAGCGCGCCCAGTATAAGCGCAATTAGTAAAACCATCAATACGCCCTCTGCATTGCTTCCAATGCACCCCGATTCATAAGGCGGCGGGCTTCCGGCCCCTCGGCGTGCGCTTGTTTGTATTCGTATTCCTCAGCCTTGCCTAGTTCGTGCCGGTAACCAAGGTCAACGTAATAATGCTCGGTGTAGGTAAGAGGGCGAAAAGGCGCGAGCGCCTCGGCAATAGTCGGGTTCATTTCAGCGCCTCCGTCAGAATACATTGAGCCGTGTCTATGTCGCCCGCCTTGAGCGCGTCAAGGGCTTGCACAATGGCCTGCTTAGGTGTGATCTTGCGCGCCTTAGCCGTAGGCACATAGTCGGGGTCTAATTCCTCTAGCACTTCCGGCAAGCTGCCGTCATACATGGCGGGCGTTTGGTCATAGTTGGCGCATGCGTGAGAGCACTCAATCATCCGGCGGCGGTCATTCAGGCGAATATAGGCGCGCAAATAGTCGCCCGTGGTCATTGTAGGATTCCACTTCGGATAATCGCGCTTTTCGCTGACGGCTTTGGCCTTTGGCGGCTTGTCCATCAAACGCCGATATTCAATGGCGCGCTCAGGCTTGCATTTTACGGTTATGCCGTGGTGTTCAAAAGTAATCATTTTATGAGTCCCAATCTTCGGTTGATAGTTTGATGTTGCAAAAATCTTTGTGCGCGTCGTTGACGTGGGCGCGAACTAGGGCGCAAATAGCCTCAATCAATTCGTGGTTGACTAGATCGTCAATCGTAAAAGTGGCGAAAGGTTCCGCGTCGATGCCCTCAGGTGTAAAAGCATTGCCACGGTGAAAGGTTATTTTTGTACGGTCATAATGAGTCATACTTTTTTAATCCTATAAGCTGAATTGTCAAAATCGGTCACAAAGCCCTGCTTTACGGCGTAGGCCAACTCGCTCAAAAACTCCGCTAATTCTTCGGCTGCGGCTTCGTAGGTGTCAAACTGTACGGGCGTGTCGCCCAATGAGTCTGACCATGTGTTCTCCCATGTATCGGGATAACAGAGGGTTTGTACTTCGTAGGTCATTTTGTTTGCTTCCTTTTCCAAAGTTCGTAGTTCTGTTTTAAGCACCATTCATCGCCGGTTTTGGGCGTGTAGTTCTCCCATTTTTTAACGTACGCGGCGCGCTGGGCGTCTGTTTTGGGTTCGTAATAGAACTCAGGCGCGCTCTTACCAAAATATTTATCGTGCCAAGGGTCGTTCATATTTCCTCCACCGTGGTGTCTGTCCATTCGCCCGTGTGCAAGTAGTCGCCCTCATCGCGTTGGAGCATGCCAAGGGCGATATTCTCGGCCTCAGTTTGATCTTTCGCCTCCACGGTGTAATTGGCCCATGTTTCGTATTTGAAACAAACTTCAAACGTTTTCATAGCGTCTCCTTTTGTACATAAGTGCGTGAGGTTTCGTCATAAACCATGACGGGGCCAATAGCGTGGTCAGTCATTTCCCAGCCCAGCTTTTCATAAGCGGCGTAAGCGGCCTCATAAGTGGCATAAGTGCCAACAACCTGCCCAGTCTCTTTGTGAGTTATTTCGTGAGGTTTCATAAGTTGCTCCATTGGTTTGCCATAGCGTTTGCCATGCCTTTAAAAAATTTACTTCGGTTTTTTGCGTCATCGCCCCTTTTTGCTGCGCCCAGCGTTTTGCCGCCTAATTTGCGACTTGTCCCCGATGGACAAAAAGGAACAATGCCCTCAGTCACAATGTCAGACGGCACAAGCGGCGGTAAGCCCTTAAGCCATAACAACGTTTTTTTGGTGTACGGCTCACCAAACATCCACGGCTGGATTGTTTGCGTCTCCGTAGGCAAGCCCACAATGTTTAGCGGCTTTGGGTTTTCTACGCATATGCGAGGAATGGGCGCGTCAAGTAAGGCAAGGAAAAACTCTTTCGCCTCCATCGCCTTTGCAAGCCTCTCAGGGTCAACGATGCCCTTTTGTGGGTACATCCGGCACGCGCCCGCGTTTGACATGTAAGTGCAAGGCGGGTGAGCGATCATTAAATCCCAGCCGTGGTCAATGATGTCCATGACGTTGCATTGATAGTGATCGCCCAGCGGTGACTCACTAGGCAAGATGTCGCATGACGCGGCGTAATGCCCAGCCCTGATAAAAGCATCCCTGACCGTGCCGGAATATTCGCAAGCAATTAAGACTCGCACGCTGTCACCTCCTCACATTGCCCGCATTGACCATCAAACTGTGAAGCGTATTGCTCCATCATGGCGTACTCTTTAAACTCCCACTCCTCGCCACATTCAGGGCATGAGTACACCCAAAACACATCAAAGCCAATAGAGCAAGCCACAGCCCCCGCCCAATCCTCAGACCACACCCACACATTGCCGGAGTTTTGATTGACGCCAGCCTGCGTGTGTCGGTCAACTTTCAAGCCCGCCTTGCGGATGGCTTGCAGACAGTCAGTCAGGCGGTCAATGTCAGCGCCTTGGAAGTTTTCGAATAGATCGGTCATGGTGAACCCCTTATTTAGTGAGAATGTCGAAGTAGGCCAAAGCGCCCACGGTTAAAAGTAAGCCAATGGCAACGGCGGTGAGAATGTCATAAATAGTGTGTTTCATTTTGTTGCCTCGTTTGAAAATTGACGAACCGCGCCGCGCGCGCCTAATTGGTTATCAGACCACGCGGTCTTAACCAACTGATCGCACTTGAATAATTTGATTGTGTAAGTCATAGCGCGTGTGTTGTACTCAAGCACCACGCGCGCGCCTTTCGGTAAGTTGAATGTTTCGGTCATACTGTTTGCTCCACATATTTAGCGAGACGCGCTTGCGCCGTTGACAGTTTCTTAGCGCGGAAGCGTTCCACAATCGCGCCGTTGTTCCATATAACCCATTGGTTTTGGGCAGACCAAAAAGTGAGTGTGTACCAGTTCATATGTTTGCCTTTACTGTAGTTGAGTGTTTACCGGCGTTTTGTCGCGCGGTGAATGTATTGTAAAAGAATTCTTTGCATTGTCAACACCTAATTGCAAATATTTGTGGTTATGCAAAAGTTGCATAGTTTGTGTGTGGTTGTGTGCGCGTGTGTGTGGCGTAAACGTGCCTCAATGACCTACGGTTAAAGCCTTGTTGCATATAGATAAAAGCCTATTGTGTGTTGTTGTGGGTAGTGTTTTGTAACTACTCAAAAAAATTATGTGTGTGTAAGTTAGGTGTAAGTACACCGTTTGGCGCGCGCTTGAAAGTGCCGCTCACAGCTACCCACACCACCCACAAACCGAAAACATAAAGTTCGTTACCTTTCCGCGTGAGTCATTGTGTGCTATGCAAAAGCCATGACCCACAATGACTCACAAACCATGCGGTCATGCAAACCGTGCAACACAATGGCGCGATGCAAAAGCCATGACTCACAATGACTCGCAGCTAAAACCCTACTGGCAGCAAGGGCATTTTTGGCCAAGGGGGAGGGGGTAGGGCCGAGCGCAAAGGGCCAGCAAAAACGTAGCGTTCACGAACAATTTTTTTCTCACAGAATTTTTATTTTTTGTTGTAAACTCGCACCACGTGCAAACTGCATGGAGAACACATGTTCCATTCGATTCCATTTACACCGCGCAAGGTCGAAGCGACAGAGTCGCGCTTGAAGGCGGTATATGACGCGGCCAAGCTAGGCCTCAAGGGCGACGCACTAGCGCTCGCCGCAGGCATGCTGCCTATTGAATACAGACAACTCACGCAACTTGACCCCGTGGTGGAACTCGCCGCGCAGAAGGGCAAAGCGGATGGTGAGATCGAGTTGTCCAAAGTGATGCACCAAGCCGCCCTCAACGGCGACGCTAAGGCAGCGTTAGAAATCCTCAAACATCAACACGGCTGGGTGGCCAAGCAGGCCATATCTGTCGAAGTCGATCAACGCATCTCCATCACTGGCGCGCTGGCCGAGGCGACCAAGCGAGCGTTGACAGTCGAAGACGCAACAATAATCGAGCCAACACTAAATGCAACCACTATCTCAAGGTAAGTTAGCGCAAGGGCTAACTGACGAACTTTTGGCCGTCATTTACAAATACGACGAGTCACTGTACTTAGCAACAGTGTTGGGCGTATTAGAAATTGTTAAGCATCAGGTGTTGCAAAACCATCTTGATGATGACGAGGATGACTACTAATGCAATCGACCATATACAGCGCTGAAGACGAACAGGAACTCATGGCGCGTCTGTGGGCGCCAGCGATCAAGGACAACCCCTTGGCGTTTGTAATGTTTGCGTTTCCTTGGGGTCAGCCTGGCACGCCGCTGGAGCATTTCAAAGGCCCACGCAAATGGCAGCGCGAGGTCTTGACGCATATTGCTGACCACATCGCCCAGAACAAAGGCCAACTAGACTTTAATACCTTGAGACACGCCGTCAGTTCTGGCCGTGGTATTGGTAAGTCAGCGTTAGTCAGTTGGATCACGATCTGGATGTTGACCACGCGCATTGGCTCAACGACCATCATCTCAGCCAACAGTGAGTCTCAGCTCCGGTCAGTCACATGGGCCGAGATTACCAAGTGGCTGGCGATGGCGCTTAACAGCCATTGGTTCGAGGTCAGTGCGACCAGACTGATGCCAGCCAAGTGGCTTACGGAATTGGTCGAGCGCGACCTTAAAAAGGGCACGCGCTACTGGGGCGTCGAGGGACGGCTCTGGTCAGCGGAGAATCCCGACGCCTACGCGGGTGTCCACAACTTCGACGGTGTGCTGGTGGTGTTCGACGAAGCGTCAGGTATTGACGACAGCATCTGGGCGGTCACAAGCGGATTCTTTACAGAGAACACGCCTAACCGCTTCTGGATGGCGTTCTCCAACCCACGGCGCAACACTGGGTACTTTTACGAGGCGTTTAATTCAAAACGTGAGTTCTGGACGACCAAGGTGGTGGACGCCCGCACGGTCGAAGGAACGGACAAGCAGGTCTACCAGCAGATCATTGACGAATATGGCGCTGACTCATCACAGGCGCACGTTGAGGTCTACGGTCAGTTCCCGTCGGAAGGTGACGATCAGTTCATATCGGCCAGTCTGGTAGACGAGGCGATGAAGCGGCCTAAGTACCAAGACCAGTCAGCACCCATTGTGATCGGTGTAGACCCAGCACGCTTTGGCGCGGATGCAACAGTTATTGCCGTGCGCCAAGGGCGCGACATTATTGCTATTCAACGGCACAGGGGCGACGACACCATGACCGTAGTTGGCCATGTGATCGAGGCAATTGAAGAATACAAGCCCGCGCTGGTCGTGATTGACGAGGGCGGCCTTGGGGCTGGTATTGTGGATCGCTTGAAAGAGCAACGGTACAAGGTCAAGGGCATCAATTTTGGTAATAAGTCCATGAACCCCATCATGTATGGCAATAAAAGGGCCGAAATGTGGGGCAAAATGAAGGATTGGCTGAAAACTGCTTCAATCCCGCTTGACAGATTCCTCAAAACTGATCTAATTTCGCCTATGATGAAGCCCGACTCCAAAGGGACTATCTTTTTGGAGTCGAAAAAGGACATGAAGGCACGCGGATTGGCCTCGCCTGACGCGGCTGACGCTATTTGCGTCACTTTTGCCTTCCCAGTAGCCCACCGTGAGGCGCGTGAATCCACGCAGCGCCGCACGTACAATGGCAGAGGCGTGGTTGCAACTTCTTGGATGGGATCGTAATGGCTAAGAAAAGTGTGTCCTTAAGCGTTGGTCGCGGTGAGAAGTTGCCGGTTAGCAAAGGTGCTGGCTTGACCGAGAAGGGCCGCGCTAAGTACAATGCCGCAACGGGTTCTAACTTGAAGGCGCCAGCGCCTAACCCCAAGACTAAGGCAGATCAGGGGCGCAAGGATTCATTTTGTGCAAGAATGGGCGCAGTAGCGGCCAACGCCAAGGATGGCGAACGCGCTAAAGCAGCTCTTAAACGATGGAAGTGTTGATATGGCTACCAAACCCGGCTTATATGCCAATATCCATGCAAAACGTGAGCGCATAGCCGCTGGCAGCAAAGAAAAGATGCGCCAGCCAGGCGACAAGGGCGCGCCAACTGCCAAAGCGTTTAAAGAATCTGCCAAAACAGCGAAGAAGAAATAATCATGCCACTGGTTAAATCAAAATCACCCGAAGCCTTTCGCAAGAACGTCAAAGCTGAAGTTAAAGCTGGCAAGCCCGTCAAGCAGGCCGTGGCCATCGCGTACTCGGTCAAAAGAAGTGTTGCAGAAAAGAAGAAAAAATAATGGCTGATCCAACCGGAATGGTCGCGGCGGCTAATGTAGCGGCTGGCGGCAAACCACCAAAGTCTGACTCAGACATTCTGACAACCGCCCGCGCTCGGTTGGACATGGCAGTCTCCGCACTGGCCGAGAGCCGTGAAGACGAGATTGACGATCTGCGCTTTTATGCCGGATCACCTGACAACCACTGGCAGTGGCCTGCTGACGTATTGGCCACTCGCGGTGCGGTGCAAGGTCAGACGATCAACGCACGCCCAACTCTGACAATCAACAAACTGCCGCAACACGTTCGTCAAGTGACGAATGACATGCGTCAGAACCGCCCAGGTGCAAAGGTCATCCCAGTCGATGACAACGCCGATGTGGAAGTGGCTGAGATTTTTAACGGCATGATCCGCCACATTGAGTACATCTCTGACGCCGACGTGGCATACGACACCGCTTGCGAGAATCAAGTGTCCTATGGCGAAGGCTATATCACCCTGATGACCGAGTACTGTGACGAGAACACATTCGATCAGGACATCAAGATTGGCCGTATCCGCAACTCCTTCTCGGTCTACATGGATCCGCTGATCCAAGACCCAACTGGTGCGGATGCCAAGTATTGCTTCATTACCGAAGACCTGACCAAAGCAGAATACGAGCGCCAGTACCCAGATGCTGCGCCTATCTCGACACTCCAGTCCCTTGGAGTAGGCGACCAGTCAATCAGCAACTGGCTCAATGAAGACACAGTGCGTATCGCTAGTTACTACTACATTGACTACGACAAAACCAAGTTGAATTTGTACCCTGGCAACCAGTCGGCCTTTGAAGGTACGCCCGAAGACAAGATGCTCAAGGACATGTTTGGCAAGCCAATCAAAAGCCGCATCTCTGAGCGCCCACGGGTGATGTATTGCAAGATCAACGGCTATGAAATCCTTGAACAAAAGGAATGGGCTGGCAAATGGATTCCCGTGATCCGTGTGATCGGCAACGAGTTCGAGGTTGATGGCCGTATTTACATCTCTGGCCTTGTTCGCAACGCCAAAGATGCCCAGCGCATGTACAACTACTGGGTCAGCCAAGAAGCTGAGATGCTGGCACTGGCTCCCAAGGCTCCGTTCATTGGCTATGGCGGTCAGTTCGAGGGTTACGAAGACAAGTGGAAGACAGCCAACACAAACAACTGGCCTTATCTTGAGGTCAATCCTGACGTTACAGACGGCCAAGGTGCAGTCTTGCCACTACCCCAGCGGGCACAACCGCCAATGGCCTCCAGCGGGCTATTGCAGGCCAAGGCAGGCGCATCTGAGGACATTAAGTCCACAACGGGTCAATATAACGCTTCTCTTGGCATGGGAAGCAACGAACGCTCTGGTAAAGCCATTCTGGCTCGTCAGCGTGAGGGTGATGTTGGCACATACCACTATGGTGACAACCTGACCCGTGCCGTGCGCCATGTGGCTCGTCAGTTGGTGGACTTGATCCCCAAGATTTACGACACACAGCGCATTGCTCGCATCATTGGTGAAGACGGCGAGACTAAGATGGTCAAGATCAACCCTGACCAGCCGCAACCCGTCAACAAGATCGTCAATGAGCAGGGCATTGTGATCGAGAAAATCTACAACCCTGGTGTTGGC